CTTTGAAATTGGTAATTCCAATTCATATGTCGGCACATCAATTTTTGGTAAAGCCATAATAACTCCTTATAGTAAAATCAGTTTTTTTCCCAACGGGTATATGCAAAAGTCACAGTCAGTTTATGATATCCGTCCGAACCCCAATCTAAATCCAACTGGTTTACAGATATTGGATAAGCATCAAGTACATTAACAGAATATGTTAATTGATTATCAACTGAATATTGATTGATTCGTATGTCTGCTGAATAATTTTCTTTGTATTGAAAGTCATTGGAATTCAAAGGATTGATATACTCCAACCAACCGTCAAAAAACATTTTGGTTTTCATATCACCATCAACAATAAATGTAAGGTCTAAGTCATTGAAGGTTGTCATGTATGGAAACTTTTCAGTTGGTCCATATGTTTTCTGTTCGGTAGTACCTAGTGTTCTGCCTGGCAATGTTGCAGATTCACATCTCTCTATTAAACTGGCAGCATTAAACTCCTGAAATCTGATTATAGGAGGTAAATTAATAAACACATCAAACCTACTAGGTCTGGCTAAATCTGTTTTAAAACTGCTTACAAAATCCCGTATATTTGACATTTATGAATTCCTTATTTCTTCTACGGATTCTTTCCAAACTTTAGCGGCTGTTGCCTTTTTGAACTGTTGGACTGGTAAATACATTGCCACATCCCATTCTTCTGGTTCAACTGCTAGTATTCTGGACCTTATATGTGAATACAAGTATCGTTTGACGCATGGCCTGAACTCTTTATATCGTTTGGAGGCGTCCAACATTTCGTAGGAGATACGCAGACGCATGATTTCATTATCATCGTTCAGGATTGCCCGTGGCATCAACTTACGCATGAAATATATTCTATACCGCATTGGTAGGTAATGTAGGTTCAAACCTAGGAAACCATCAGAATAAGATTCAAGTGGTATTACCAAAGGAAATTTATCATAATAATCCAATTCATTCTTGCCTTTTGGATCATATGCAAAGAAATACATACTACCAATTCTGAATTTTTTATTGACATTCGGTACAGGTCTGGCACCTTTTGTTATAAACCTGCTCTTTTCTTTGGTCATTGGAACAGAAATTGCAAGTGGATTTCTGAGTGTTGCAACTTTTTGAACAAGCCATTTCATTGATTCACGGCTCATCGTCTGCAAATCAGCTGCAGATTTTTGTTCAGCAAGGGTAGTAAGAAGTGAGGGTTTTTTATCCATGCCTTATTTAGTTACAGGCCTAGATGGTCCTCTGTGATGAGTTTGAATTCCCAATTTCGGTCTAAACAGTATTCAGTTGCGGCCTTCCATTTGGCCTGATTGACACCCCATGTAGTAACCTCAGTGATATATCTTTTGGTAACTCGTCTTTGAATTTCTGGTTCTTTAGTTTGTTTCTTTGGCTTCACTTCCAACATCATAGTTTTTAATGTACCGTTCTTGTCTTTTACCTTGACAACAAAATCTGGAAAGTATCTGTGCCACCTTCCATCTACAGGAGATACATAAGGTATGACAACCTCTTCTGAGGCCCAAGATACAATATTTGGATTTTTGTCGAGCCAATGCATCACTCTTGCTTCCCAGCTTGAGCGATATATAATGTTTTTGTAATCTCCAACGTATTTTTGGGGATTTGAGGGTTTAAATTGTCCAGAATATGCCATAAATAGTATATATAACGATTTTTATATCCAAGGAAAAAATGGCTGTCAACATAACATTAACTGAACCACAACAGGGAAATCCAGTTTTGGATAGAGGTCCATTGAAGGAATTGTATAGAGCTCCAAATACTGGTATTGATAATTTACAATATCCTAGAGATTTGGGGTCATCTCAAAAAAATCACTATGTGACGTTTAAGATTTTTGACACAAAAACTTTTGGTGAAACTTTAGCTAAAGGTGCCGGAGCCGTAGTAGAATTAGGCTCCGGTTTGATTGAAAAAGGATCAACAGCACTTAATAATGTTATGACTGCTGGAAATTCTTCAGGTACACAATCAACTTCAGGTGGGTTAGCTGGAAAAACCACAACAACTGCTACAAGTGTTCCAGCGGGTTCAGATGCAAATAATTTTATGAGAGAAAATGGAACATTAAATCTTGGTTCACAAACACAAGATGTAAGTTCCGGTTCAGTAACATTATACATGCCAGATGGTTTGGAATTTCAAACGCAAGCACAATACGGTGAATTGAGTATTATGCAAGCGTTGCTTTCTATAGTTCCAACAGGTTCTGGAGGTGATAAAGGCAAAACTTCAACGTTTGATAAATCTGCTTTCTTGGGTGGTGCTGGAAAATTAGGTTTAAATTATGCTGGTTATGTTTTCAACCCACAACAACAATTATTATTTGAAGGTATTAATTTTAGAAGATTTTCAATGTCTTTTACATTCACACCATATTCAAGTAAAGAAGCATCAACCGTAAAAGACATTGTAACCAAATTCAGGTCAGCTGCAGCTCCAGAAATTGTAAAAGGAGTATTAGGATTTCTTTTTATACCACCATCACAATTTGATATATCATTTATGTCAAATGGTGTACCAAATCCTTACATCAATAAAGTGAAAAGATGTTATTTGGAGAATGTTGATGTTAATTACGCACCAAATGGATGGGTAGCCCACTCTAATGATGGTGCCCCAGTACAAACCACAATGTCTTTATCTTTCATAGAAACAGAATTGATAGATAGAACACAAATTGCTCTAGGGTTTTAATAATGAAATACTTTCAAATTTTACCTAAATTAATTGTAACTGATCCTAAAGGAAATTCTAAGATTTTTACTAATCTTATGGCTAGAAATAGTATTATACCTAGTTTGTTTAATACTCCTTTGTTATTCTATAGTTATGATATACAAGATTCAGACACACCAGAATTAATAGCTTATAAGTATTATGGATATATTGAAAGGTTTTGGTTAGTTTTGTTTTCAAATCAAATATTAGATCCACAATGGGAATGGCCTTTGAATTATTCCACATTTAATAAGTATCTTGAACAAAAATATACAGATGTTGATATTATGGGTTTACACAATTATCAAAAAACAATCACAACTACCGACAATACTTCTGGTACATCAAGTTCTGAAATTTTTGAGATTGATGAAGATACTTACAATACATTAATAGAAAGCACAGAAACTTATAATATACCAAACGATTCATCTGTTACTGTTTCTGTTACCAAACAAATAATCAACAATTATACATATGAATTTAATTTAAACGAATCTAAAAGAAATATCAAATTGATTAATAAAAATTATGTTGAACAAATTGAAAAAGAAGCTCAGAGATTAATGGGATTATATGTTTCATGAATAGTCCAGATAATCAGACTTATTTTGCTCAGTATGGTGCGGTTGATGCGATAGATATAGTTACAGCATCCGGTCAATTGTGGCCATTAAAAGCTTTAATGATAGAATTATCATATTATGAGGACATTTATAATTTTGCAGTTTCAGGTTACGTAACACTCAAGGATGCTTTTGGTGTTGTTGAAAGATTAAAATTAAGTGGACATGAAACACTTTATATAGAATTTGGTAATTCAAAAGGTGATGCAAGACCACCACAAAAATTCAAACTATATTCAATACCAAAAAGAGATCCACTTGGCAACTTGAACAGTGAAATCGTTAAGTTATATTTTTGTACAGAAGAATTTTTACTGTCAGAACAAACAAAGGTATTGAGAGCTTATAACGGTCAACCGATTAGTGATATCATTTCCGATATACTAGAAAAAGATTTGGTTGTTACTGGCCAAGGTTCTAAGATTAAAGTTATACAGCCAACGGTTGGTAAATATGATTTTAATATACCAACTATAAAACCATTTGAAGCTATCAGTTGGTTATCCACTTATGCGTTACCTTCTGTTAATGGTGGTGCAGATATGTTATTCTATGAAACTGTTTATGGTTATTATTTTGAATCTTTGGGTGATATGTACAAGCAGGCACCAACCAAAACGTACAAATACGCACAAAAAGATGTATCTAATGAACCTGATGCGGAAGAAACGATTAATGTTTTGGATTTTGAATTTGTTAAAACATTTGATAGTTTGGAAGAAATTGAAGCTGGAACCTTTGCAAATAGAGTTATTTCAATAGACCCAATAACAAGAACAAAAAAAGTTACTGATTTTGATTACAATACATATAAAGACAGTGCATCAAAAATGAATGAATCTAGTATGTTGGCCGCATCCAAAAATAAATTAGGCAAAACACAAAATCAAGCTTATATGGGTAAATTGAAATTGGTTTCAAGTAATTCTGGCCAAAAATCTAAACTCACAGATTTACCAAGTAATGCCTTTGCGGAAGATATTTTTATTGAAAAGACATTACCAAATAGAACAGCACAAATTGCATTGGCAAATTACACTCTTTTAAAATTGAGAGTACCTGGAAATTCTTTATTGTCGGCTGGAAAAACTATACAATTCAATTTATCATCCTATTCTATTTCAGAAAATCAAAAAAATCTAGATGCGTTTTACTCTGGTAAATATTTGGTGACTGCAATTCGACATATCATTCAAGGTGATGATACATACCAATGTATATTAGAAATTGCTAAGGAAAGTACACCAAACAAATTACCAGATGATTCTGGTTATTCAAGCAATATATTATGAGGTGAAATACAATGCAAAACTTTTTAGGAAAAGACAATTTTATTTGGTGGGTAGGTATGATTGAGAACAGAATGGATCCATTAGGCCTTGGAAGATGCCAAGTTCGCATTTTCGGATGGTATGATGATGGAGA